GTCCACAAACTCATCATGCATTGTGCCCTCAGGGAACGAACAAATTTGTGACACCATGCCTTCAGCCCAGTCACGCACGAAGCCGGGGGTCTTGGAGCTCTCAGGCACCCAGACGCGCCCTGCCTTAATGATGTTGGCGACGATAGACAGGCGCTGTATCTTGTCGGCCCGTCCGGGGTTGTACGGCATGACCGGTAGATGGGCGCGCTGTAAGTCTTGAATCAGGGAGATGCCGGCGCTCTTGTCCTCAATCAGGATCAGGTCAACGAGCTTGCGTGTCTTACCCTCACCGTAAACCACCTCAAACTCGCTCATGATCTTGGGGCGCAGGTCAGGGTATTGCAGGTGCTCTTGCCAACAATCAATGATGAGCACCGACATGGCGCCGTCCTCTGGTCGGTAGACGCCAAGGGTCATGTGGCCCGTGGGATCGTTGTGGGTCTTGTCCGATGTCGCGCAATCCACCGACTGGATGATGTACTCGAACTTAGGGAAGGGTTTGTCTTTAGGCCAGAGCCTGAACCACTCACGGCGAACGATGCCGCCCTCCTCAGGGTCAATGATCTCAGCGTGAATCTCCTGCCTGCCGAGGTTGGTGCCCTCGTACTGCAGAATCTGCTTCTGGAAGCTTGGAGCAAGGTTGTCCTTGTTAATGTAGGTCGATGCCTTGGTGATCACCACATCGTCATTCTCGCGGCTCAGGAGCTCCATGATGAGCGGCTTGGGCTTTGGTGTGGTGGTTGCGATGATGCGTGTGCGTTGGCCCAGACGAACTGCAAACTGGATTTGATCCCATGCGGCCTGCAGGTCATCATAGGCGGCGAGCTCATCGAGCCATGCGCCATGCCACTGGCCTCCACGGAAGCGCTCCGGCTCCGATGCCGGGATGCCCTTGATGAATGAGCCATTGATGAGCCTGAGCTCGTGCAGGGCCTTGTTGTAGTCCTCAATCAGGGAAGGTGGGCACACATTAAGCAGGCCAGAGTCACCCTCGAAGCATGTGCCGCGAATGTCGCCTGATGTGGGCGCAGAGACAAGCCATCGAGTGCCGGGCATATCCCACGCCCATTCCAGTAGTGTTTCGGTTGCGGCGCGAGTCTTACCGGCTCCACGGCCTGCGAGCATAAGCCAAATGTTCCACCATTCGCCTGCAGGCTCAATCTGGTGCTTGTGGGCGCCCTTCATCCACTTCATGCGCCAGTTGATCACCGTCTGGGCAATGTTCGTCCGTTGGGCGTAATCCTCTTTGAGAGTGTCTTCGTCTTCGAGGATAAGGTCTACAACGCTCATATGGGCTTAATGATGGCGTAGGGTTCATTGGTTCGCTTCTGGGCGTCCTCGACGGCGTGGAGGTCTTCCAGAATCTCTCTGTTGACCACGATCAGGTCGTTGGTGTCGAGGTAGCTTCTGATGACATTGACGCGATCCACTGACCACAGGATGCGCGGCTTGATGTGCAAACGCAGACGGAACCGGGCGCGTGACAGGGTGTAGTCCACCGGGCGATACCAGACCCATACGAGCACGAAGCCGCCGGTGGCGATGTAGATGTTCAGGCCCGTCTTGTAAGCGCGGCCTTCTTTGGTGAAGTTAATCATTCTGCCTGCCTTTGCATCTTAATGGCCTTTAGGAGCTCGCCAAACACGCCGAGGTTGTGCTCATGCACCACTGGGCTCTCGTCGTCTCCTGAGTGGATTGTGCGGTCACCATACTTCTTAGGCTTGAGCTTCATGGCTGTCCACTTCCGGGCCTCAATGCGTTGCTTCTGGTAGGCCACATAGCCGGAGTCAATCTTCAGGTCAATGACATTCCCGTCCTTGTCTTTAATCTCAAGCATCTCAGGCTTTTCGTCAGCGATGGCGACAATCTCGTCAGCGTGGGTGTCAGCCTGCTCCTCCCGCGCGCGTGTGTAGTTCTCCGCAAACTCTTTGTGGCGCAACAACCATTCGTACACCGTAGACTGCACTGGATAGTCCTGATCCATGCATATGCGTCTCAAAGACTCCCCCATAGATAGCCTCTGGCATATCTTGTTGGCTATCTCTTCGCTGTATGTGGATGGAGCTCCCACTTTGTTCTTTGTTTTGGTCGTCATACTTCGTCCTTTTGGCGCGCGATCTTTTCAGCGCATACCCATAAGTGTAACTCTTAGTTCGTTTCTGCGTAAATAGGCCAAAAAAAAGGGAAGGCTTTTACACCTTCCCAAATGCTACCCCACTAGGAGGCAACTGCAAAAAATCATTTCATTTGGTCTTTGGTTGACTGTATTGTCCGACTCCAAGCTCTTTGGCAATCTTGTGTTGCAATTCTGTAATCCGGTGAGTGTTGCCTGCCACTTGTGCATTCAGTAGACGAACATAGCCAAGCGTGTTCTCATTGTGATCCAACAGTAAACGCAACTCTTCCTGCAGGCGCTTCAGATTGGTTGTCACCTTCTTGGGCTCATCCACGATCTCATCACCCCATGGATACTTATCCAAAGGCTCAGTCATGGTGCTCACTCCGAGTCAACCGGCTTGATGCCCACGCCTTGTACGACTTCAGCTCCTTGACTTCCTCCTTCAGGCGCTCGACCTCTCCTCGTTGGTGGTTCATGATGCTGTGAGCTCTCTCAATCCAGTCCTTCACCTCCTGAGGCATGCCGTAGACAGGCTCAGGCTTGGCTGTGATCTTGGTTGTTGTTTTTGCCGCAACTTTCTTTGCCGCGACTTTCTTTGCAGGCGCCTTAGTTGCCATAAGTACCTACCAAATCCGGCAAGAATGCCATGAGTACTAAAAAGCCCACGAACAGTGCGCCGATGATGATCTTATCCATCAATGTTTCTTCTTGGTGGTGTTGCATGATCTTACGCTTCCTCCACAGTGATTTTGTATTTCTTGCCATGACGGTCTTCTACCTCAATGGTTTTCTTTGTTGACTTGAATGAGCCAGTCTCGGTCAGATCGAGCTTCATGCGGCCTACACTCGCCAACAGGCGCTCGTTATTGCTGTCCTCGACCTTTAAGCTCTCCTGAATCAGGTGGGCGATGTAATCACAGTAGGCCACCATGCTTGCGGCCTTTACCGCGCTGTCTACAACCATTTTAGCAACAGTAGAAAAATCGTTGTCGGCATACAGCTCTTTCATTTCTTTAAATGTTTCAAATGTTTTAGTCATGATTATTCCTCTGTGATTGTGTATTCTGTGCCGTGGTACTCGGGATGTTGCATGTCATATTTTTGATACTCATGCACTGCTTGATCAGCTTCATAATCTGTGTCAAATTGACCTACAAAACCGTGATCAATATCGCCTGTTTTTGCTCTAACTACAAACATAATCTAACTCCTTGTAATAAACCTGCTCTGTTGCAGTGATTAAAGTATAACTCAAAGTTAGAGTCTGTAAATGGTTTGAATGAAAATATTTTCTAGGTGTTTTCCCTAGTGCTTGGTTGGGGGTGGCCTGCAGATATTCCAATCATTGTTCTGACCGGCCTTCATGACCTTGTCGAGCAATTCCTGCGTCGTCTGCGATGCATGAGCATTGTCGAACTTGTGTTTGACCTCCTTCATCATGATGTGCATGAAGGGGTCTATATCGCCACCACGGCGCTCCACGATGAGGATAGATAGGGTCATGAGGGTGGTGCTGATATTTGCCGCCACAGACAGGCATACATCGTGTCCATGCTTATCCATGATCTGGTGGAAGTATTTCTGAATAATGGGGTCAACCCTTTTCAGGAGCTCACCAACCTTTTCGATGTCGTTTTCAAGACTCATCATTGCACCTTCTGAGATTGCATGCGGTTTCTGATGGCAATCCCTGCGTTCTTGAGAGCCGTTGAGATTTCTCCCTCGTCTTCATCAGATGCCAGTTCGTCACAGATATCAGCGCAAGCTTGGCGCTCAATAAAGATGGCCTGCTTTGTAGTCTCGATAGCCACTTGCATGATTTCAGCCTTAGCGAGCACTAGAGCCTCGTCGAACTCTGTTTGAGTGAAGAACTTCATGGTTCCTGCGTTGCCCAATAATTGGCGAGCCAGTGGGCTCAGTTCTTTCTTTTCCATTTAATACCTTTCGTTTCGAGTTAACCAATAAAGCATGCCGACCAAGGTGAGCACAATCACCACGATCACAACAGTCGCAATCAACAACAGATTCAAAATTGTCGTGATCATTTGAGCCTTTCAAGCTTTTCCTGTTTAGGCGAGCGCTCGCGAATGTGCTTCCACTTCTGCTGATACTCAGCTTGCTCACTGGGCGGCACCCACCCTGCTTTGCGCCACTTCACTGAAATGTCCACGCCCTTGAAATTGATTGTTCGTTCTTCTGTCTTCATCATGCCCCCTTGTGTAATGAACCTAAAGTTTTAAGCCCTTCATGAGTCACCTTCCATACTACCGCCAATCGGTTGGCTTTGGTACGCCGGCGATGGCCTGAGTCCTCAACCAGTCCTGCGTCCATTAGAGTGACCCTACAAGGCCGATACGAGTTGCCGGGTATACTGAGTCCAGTCTGCGCCTCTTCGTCGGTCATGGGCCATTTAGACAGCGCAAACAACACCCCGTACCTAGTGTCGCTGAAAGTCAGTGATGATTGCAATGCCGCCGCCCTGCTTGTGTCGCTGTGACTTTGGTGCGGTGGAATGTCTGCCAATGGTTTGCGCCGTTGGCGTCGGGTCATTTTTTTGATTTCCCTTTGGATGATCTGTACTGCCAGACCATGATCCTGACTAACCCAATCGTTAGTCAGGGCACCCAAAACAATTTCGAGCTCAGAGAGTGTCATGTTTAAAAGTTGTAGTCGTAAAACTTGTGTGGTTTGTTGGACAATCCAAATTGACGACCATGCTTGTCCTTCCACTGGCCCGACTTATGCAGGCGAATGCGAATGACTGGGTTTTGTGGGTTGCTCTTGATATGCCATGCCTGAGCGTTGTCGCTGACCGCGCTGAAGCCGCCGGGCACAAATGTGGTCTCAACGCTATGATCTTTTTCAGCGTCCATCTCGCGCACTTCAATCGTTCTGTCGCTGATTTTCTTCACAACCTCGTAGGGATTGACATCTGACCAACCGTAATGATTTGCATAGTTCATGGTTTACTCCTCAGCAATTGCGCGTTGCAGGGCCTCGATGAGGGCTTCGGTTTCTTCGCGAGACATTCCCACTGATGAGTGACCGCCGGGGAAGAAAATTGACATATGTGAACCTTCGTCAAAGTCGGTGACTATTACGGAAAGACCAGATTCGACGATTTTGATAAAAGTTTCTTTGTTTTCGATTGTTACGCTCATGGTGATCTCCTAAGGGGCCGAGGCCCCGTTAATTATTTGACTGGGGTTACTCGGATATCTGCGCGGCCTTCTTTGCGGAAAGTGTCGAGCACATCATCTTGAATGCCGTAGGAGACGCAGAGCTTGCCGTAATCAACGGTACCCTTAACTTGCACGAGCTTGATATCAACGCTGTGCAACTCACCTTGGTGTTTGCCTTCGCCGTACTTGTTGGCGAGGGTTTCTTTCATCGCCTTGACTTGCTCTGCGAGAGCTTTGGCCTGTTGGTCGAGCACATAGAGTGCGTCGATGTCTGATGTTAAGGACTCTACAGTTGCGAGAGCTTGGATAGATGCTTGAGTAGCTGTGATCATTTGAATTACCTTTTTAGTTAAACCGATCTCGTTGACCGTGAAGAAAGTATAACTCAAAGTTAGAGTCTTGCAAGCACTTTTTACAAATATTTTCTAAGGAAAACCCTAATGTTGTATTTGCGCTACTAATTTAATTAGTAGTCAGCGACTTGAACACATGCCTGATGGTCATATTCAGAGCGTCGAGCTGATCCATCTTGGCAATGGCCCATGCCCGCTTATTACCATGCCAACCCATGTTCGAGCCTTGGTGGCAGGACTTGCAGAGGGCCACCACCGTGAAGTGCTCACCCTGCTCTATGTGGTGTGCATCACTGGGCCCCGGCTGTCCACAGACTGAGCAGGGCTGTTCTTTGACGAGCCCCACCCACTTTTTTTCTAGCGTGTCGTAACTGCCGTTCATAAACCAACAATTTCATCCGGGAATTTGAAATAAGGGGTTGAGTCGCGGTCGGGTATATAAGGTGCGGCGGCGCCACTATCATTGAATGCCGAGAACGAATGCCCCTGCAATTGTTCAAGCAGGCCAACACACATGTTGTAGGACAAAGGTGCCTTGACGAGCTCCTTGTGCCGTTCCATGAGTTGACCAACCATATCAATCTGCTGACGAATCATCATCATTACAGCGAGCTGGTGATCGCGCATGAGCTTCTCTTTTTGCCAGACTTCAGTTTCTTTTAAATGTTTCATGTTTTCTCCTTTACATTACTGATTTATCCATTACCCTATTGGAGGCTTCAGTTGAGCGCCAAACTTCAATTCGAGCCTGCGCTGATACCAATCCCCATCTAAAGGTTTCTTCGGCCTCTACGGCCCCTTCTAGGCCCTTGAGCAATTCCACATATGATGGGTCTGCATAGGCTTCGATCTCTGCCGCCGCCACGGTCTTGATGCCACGCGACATTGCCGCCTTCATCAGCATGGCCTTCTGGCTCTTACGATACTCTTCCAAGTAGGTGCGATGAGCCTTAGCTTCGGCATACTTCCGACCATGCGTGTAAAGGTAGTCCACCGCGTCGTTAATGTCCTTTTGATTCATTTATTCATTTCCTCGATTAAAGCACCGCACAACTCTCGTGCCACATCATTACCGCCCTTCACTGTAATGACCACGATGTTGCCTTCTACGCGCACACCACGCATTAGCCCTACCCATGTGCGTTGTGGCAGTTCACTAATTGCAGATTCAATTTCGCCATTAAGTTCAACGGCGACTCGCACTGATTTGTCTGAAAAAGATATGTTGATGGTCATATGTTCTTATCCTTTAATTTAGCTTCTATACGAGAAATCAAGTTTTGAACAGAAAAGCGATCATTTTCTATCTCTTCCCTAAACCAACACTCTATGCTGTCTGCATCTTCTGCAGTCAGTCCCACCCATGTTCTCTGTGGTGTGGTGTAAAGAGGTCTGCATGATTCATCTGTCTTTACACAAATCATGTAGCCTTTACTGTCTATCCATCCCACAGGCTCACCTTGCTCTTGCTTTTCTGATTCTGTAGTCAAAGGTACATAATGTAAATAAGGTTCATTGACCAACTCAACGCCTTGTCCAGTTTCATACGCTTTAACTGCTTCACTATTCCACTTTGGTTTAATCATTCTTATTTACTCCAAACTTTGCAATCAGTGCCGCGTCAGCCAGTGCTTGGCCTTGGCCTTTCTTATCTAAGCATTGCCACTTAGGCCACATCTGGATGGCCTTCACGCGCGCCGCGTCCTTGTCGCTTCCAATGAGCCCTGCGGCCTTCTTCCACTTCTGAGGTGTCACCAGTTCATAAGGCGTCATGAACGCACCCAGAACGCCCTCTATGACGCCGCAGGAGTGCCCAAAGTTGAACGATGAGCTCACGCCTTGCTTTGGCATTGAATGCACGAATTCGACATACACCTTGAGGGCGCCTGATTCAAAGATAAACCGGGCCAGTGAAGCCGCGTTTACCTTGGTGGTCGAGCCAACCTTCATGGTCGGCATCAACAGCCATTCGATGGGCTCGCCATCTTCAAGTAAAACAATTGCGCCTGATGCGCCGGGATCAATTCCAATCACTCTCATGTACTGCCCTTTCTCTATCGCAATGTTGATGCATCTCTTCCAATGCGTTGAGCTCGTCTTCGAACCTGCGCTTGAGCTCCTTGAGAGCTTTGCAGGCCAAATCATCGGCGCCGTAGTACATGACGCTGATCAAATCAGCCTCAGGCATGTTGTTCAAGATGTCTTTGACGCTCTTGACTTGGTTGGGCAATATACCGGGCTTTCCTTGCACAGACAGCCAGTAAGCAAAGTCATCTGACAGCATTTTTTGTCTCCCTCAGTTTGAACCACTCACAGCGTTGTAATATGAATCGCAGTGGGGTTTGTGGTTGGCGCTTGCGGTCAACAATCTTTGAACAGGTTTTCCTGTTGTCGTTGTAGTTTTGACACTCGAAACACAATCGCCGGTCATCGACTGGGTCTTTATCTCGCTCCCAAAGCTTGTCTGCGAGCTCCCATGCTTCATCAGCAGATAAGCCTTCTGTCTCGAAGCGTTGCCGGCGGCGTTCGTGTCGTTTGACATATGTGTCGATCTCTTCTGGTTTGAGTAGCCTCATGTTGACCCCCTAATAAAATCACAATATTGTGATATTAGAGAGTCTAACATAGAATTAGACAATCTCAACAATAGATTTTTCCCTGTCTATTTTGATTTCACCCTCACAGGTAATGTTGCAATCTGCACCGTTGGGATCTGGTTCTGTCTGTGCAGTCACGCGAATGATCACGCCCTTGCAAATGTATTCTTTACCGTTCTCATCAAATACACGCCACTTGTGATCTACGGTACCGCGCCCCGGCTGTCCTGCGCTTTTGTTGTAGCGGATTCTGAATTTCATATCACCTCCACTTTAGGGTCAGCCTTTGCCTCCTCTGGAGCTTGCATGACGCCAAGATTCATATGGACGAATTTGACCGATTGCTCGCGATTGATGTTGCGGCTGAACTGGTGAGGCAACCATGCCGGTGTGAATATCAATGTGCCTTCTTCAGGCGTGAAAACCACTTGCGTTGATGCAGGCGCGACTTTCTTGCTGTCTTTGACCGGCAGATTAATAATTACTTTGGCGGGCCTTGGATCGTGAATCACCATCTTCATGGCGTTCTTTGGCATGTTGAGGAAGTAGAACGCGCTGATCGCCGCGCCGTTGCCGTGGACATGAGTCTCCATGGCTGATTGGAAGTTGTGCTCTTGAGTCCACATTTCCTGAAAGAAAGTGACCAAGTTGTCCATGTTGTAACCCTGCGCCGCAAAAATATTCCATGCGGTTTGAGAAATATACTGGGCAAACTCTGCGGCTTCCGGCTCATGCGAAAAGCTTGCAGTCATCACGGTCATCGGGTTTTTTTTGTTCTTGTGACGCGCCCTTGATTTAGCAAGGTATTGATTGGAAATCTTGCGAATCGGCTCAAGAAACTGAGGCAGTTTTACCGCATAAATTGGCGTCGTGAAGTAGTGGAACTCTTCAAGTTTTTCCATGTTTTCTCCTGATTAAACTACTCAAAAGTCTAACATGAAATTAGAAATCTAAAAAGAGAAAATAAGGGTCTTTTGACCTTAATCAAAATTACCCTTTACTTATTTCTACCTTATTGTCTCTTCCCTGATACCCAGAGGTGGACAGACTCAGCCCTCCCAAGAGAGGATGAGCCTTCACAGATACCCGTCGGAGTTACCTGACCCGTCAGTCGTTCGATGTAAGGGCACTCACTTCGCCACCCTTTGCTCTATCTCAACATCTATCCCGTAGTAGAGCTGTCCCTGATTGCTACCGCCAGTGCGCGTCCAATTCAGCGGGAACAAAAAAAAGCTGTTAAGACAGACCCCGTTGGAAGCGCATACGCTTGTGACGCATGCAGTCCCCTTTCGGGGTCGGAGCCTGACTTAACAGCTTTCTGACAGGGCTTCCAACTCCTGTCGTAAGTGGATTGTATCAACACATTTCAAAGCGTGTCAATACTTTCCAACAAGAATGAAGACTATCCCCTCTGCGTTTGAGGGTAGCGACTGCGGCGCTCCTAGTCTTCATACTTCTTGGTGTTGGTGTCCACATAAAGCAGTGTTTTTTTTAATCCAATCCATTTTCCTGATTTGCAACAGAAAAGCATCGGCGCTAACCCAATGCACACCAACCATTAAATTATACGGTCGCCAAATTATACTTTCTTAAAGTCATAACTTTACCCACAACAGAAAAAATCCCATTTTTTGCATGCAAATCGTTTGCATCCCATCCAACAGTGTCAGCCATCGTCCAAGGCAATCCGGTGGCCTCTGCGGCCTTCTTGCCCGTCTCAGAAGCATCGTTGTCGGCAAAGATAAACCGGTTGCCGGGTATCTGGTCAGCCACCGCAATCATGTTCGATGCTGAGAAGCACACCACCACTGAGGCCATCACGCCACAGCTCCTGAGCGCTTGATGTACCGATAGTCCAGTGGCATAGCCCTCAACCAACCATGCCTCAGGCAGGCTTCTGTTGCCAATGTAGAACACCGCATGCTTGGCCCTCATGCCGTGAAGCATCTTCTTTTCGTATTGACGCGTCTCATAGTCAAAGTAAATCTGCTGATAGCCCTGCAAGGCCATCGTGCTGACATTGCGCATGGGCACCAACAATTTATTCTCCAACACGAGCCCCAACTCATTCTTGAAGCCCTTGTATTGCAAATAGGCATGATTCTCTTTCTTGGCTGACCTGAGCGTGATGTCAGCCTGCAGGGCCACCCGTTGATAGCCTGCCTCCTTGTCAGACTGCTGTGCGCGCCGTTTATCAGCCCATGCGCGCTTTTCTGCGTCAGTCCATGGTTTGGCATAGGGGTCTTCGTACCAAACGACTCTGGCCTCTCCTGACCAATCCATGACCCATCCGCGCTGACCATCCCAAAAGTAGGCGCCATTATCTGACTTCGGTTTGTTGACCGTACCAGTGCGCTTGATGCGCTCAGAAGGATATAGCTTGTTGTAGTCGATCTCCACTCCGTGGGCTCGTGCAAAGTCGATGAAACTCATGATGCGCTCACCGGGTAAAAGGTCACGACATCAATTGTTTTTTCATATGTATGTGGAAATGCTTTCATTCTTGTCCCCTTGCTTTCATCATTGCATCTGCATACTGGTAAGCCTTACCACCCACAAACTCAAGAGTTGTTGTAAATCTGTTGTCTTCTCTACCAAGAATTGCTTGCATAGCCTTTGCCGCAAAGTAATCACGCAAAGTCATGCCTCTAAATGGTTCACCCCATCCATTAAAACCTTCGTTTGGAAATGCTGGTTCATTCATTCTTGTCCCCTTGCTCTGATGGCGTTTGAATCGCTTGTCAATGAATATGAATCATGTAATTGCCGAAGTACAACGCAAAACTTCTCACGCTCTCTAGCTGTGGCAATATCAATCGCCGCCTTGATGCCGTCAACGATCTTGCCCTCATAGTGAGGCTTCAAATATCCTTCGCCGTAGATGATGAGCTTGCCTTCCTCGGTAACTTTAAAGCCTGCTTGGCGCGCTATGTCAATGTATTGCTTTCTGGACATCATTTTCCGCTACCTCCGTATGACTGATAGGTGTAGGTGGTCTGCTTCAGCATGAGTTTGAGATTTCTCTTGAACAGTCGGAGTTCCGCAAGTCTGATCTTGTCCTTGAGCTCGTGGTGAAGCTTGATTCTGGTCATGAGTGCCGCTTCGCGGTTGGCAATCAGTGCGTCTATTGTTTTTGCTTTCATCGTCCTGCTCCTTTCTTCCATGCGATGTTCATCTGTTGTATCTTGTTGTACACATTCCTATTGATATCAACCATTGGGGAATTACTGAATGCCCACTTTGATTCTTGGCCTGTGATCTGCCGGTACAAATGCCAAGCCCTACCAGACTGTGCATCTGACTTACTGTGAATGCGCGCATACGAACACAGTTGATGCCACAGGTGCTCGGCGTTGTCTGCGAGTTTCTTTTTGTTCTTGCCTTCACCGATGAAGATTTCCTTCATGTGGCCCGGCACAGAGTCGCTGATCTCACGGCTCACGCGCTCATAACCGCAGGCCATGCACCGCTTATGAAAGGGCGTGTAGCCACACTTTGGACAACCCTTAGTGTCAAACTCCTCCTTAGTGCGCACTGTCTTGTCAAGCTTCTCGCCGTCGTCGAGCTTTGCCAGACCGTTGAAGTAGATGTCGTTGAAGTCCTCAAAGAATCGGATGATGTTGCCGCTGAAGTCGAGCAAATGGCAATCCTTCTTACCCGTATCAGGTGAGCTCCGCAGGCCACGGCCCCACATTTGAATCGCAGTCGAGAGTGACTTGCGCAGAGGGCGCGCATCGCAGATACAGCCAACATCAGGCACATCAAAGCCCTTTGCGAGGGCCTCCACGCTGATCAACACGCGTAGATAGGTGTCAGGCTTGCGGTACTCTTTTAAGAGCTCCTCACGCTCGCGCTCCTTCGTATCTGAGGTGAACATTGCCGCCATGATGCCTTGGGCAATGAACTGCCTGCAGAGCTCCTCACAGTGAGCAATGGTGGCCCCAAATACGATGGTTTTGCGGTTGTCGCCAAATTTAATCCAATCGTTGACCACATCACCCACAATCTTAAGCTCGCGCTCCTCAGCCGCCTTGTCTGTCCACTCACCACCTTTGACTTCTGCGCCGGTCATATCGGGCTTTTGGCACGAAAAAATCCGCATGGGCACCAAAGTACCTTCCTGCGTGAGATCATTCATCGTGGTTGCATTTACCAAGTTGGTAAAGATTTTTCCAAGGCCCGGTGTGAAGGGCGTGGCAGATAGACCGATGACCGTTGCGTTTGTTGCTTTTGCAAACTCAGTCCATGCCTTGTATGTGGTGTGCGCTTCATCGACCACCAACACATCCATTTGAGGCCAGAAGGCGCGCTTGGCGACTGTCTGCACACTGGCAATCTGGAAGAGCTCACTTGGCCTACGGCGCCAGTGATTGGCTTGAATGATGCCGTGGTTGTACATACCGTAGCGGTCAGCCACTGCAGAGGTTTGATTGATCAGCGTGGTGCGGTCACACAAGAACACAGCACGCTTACCCTTTTGGATTGCTTCATTACAAATTCGTAATCCAAGGTAAGTCTTACCGGCTCCTGTGGGAGCCATGATCAACTGGTTTTTGTGCCCCTCACGAAACCCTTGGCGTAAGGATTCGTGGGCATCAACTTGGAATTGACGGGGGCTTGGGAATCCATCATCACGCCCACTTGGCGCTAGGAGTTTTGAGTTCATTTTTTTGCTTTCAGTTTCGTGTTTTCTTTTTGAAGTTGTTTGACCATTTTCACGGCCTCGTTGCGCTCATTCATAAGGCCATGAAGGCGTGTCTCAAGTTGAGCATTCAAGTAGTTCAAACGCTTGATTTCTTCGTGTGCTGTTGCCAGTGCGTCGTCTGAGTCCAAAAGCTTGTACATAGCGTCTTGGTCAGCAATCAGCGCTAATTCTGCCGCCTTAATTTCCTCGTCTGAAGGTGCTTCACCGGCGTAGGGATTTTCCCTATCTGTTGGTTTTTCACTACTAATTAAATTAGTATTTTGCTCTTCTTGAATTTTCTTCTCAAAGTGCTTTTTCACATTCTCTGCTTGCTTCTTTTTGCGCTCTGGATCACGCACTGAAGCCACAAAAGGCTGAGACACTATACAAATTTTGGCAATTTCGTAGTTGCTCTTATCCTTGAGTAGTGGGTTTTCAATGGCTTTTTCAACACTGCGTTCTTTGTCGGCTCGTGTACGAGCTCTACCGTGTTTACCGTTGGCACCGTATGAATCCACTTGGGCTTCAAACTGTGAGCCGGGCAAATAGTTGACATTGATTTCCTTCACGCCAAGTTGCTTGTACGCAAGGTAACGGTGGAAGCCATCTGACAACCAATGGTGTGAACCATCAAATCGTGATTCAACTGGGTCGTACTCCATGTCATTCTTCAAATCGTCAACGATCTTTTGAATCCAGTTGGCATCCATCTCTACTCTTGATTGGGTATCCCCATCGATCCTTACGGAGTTGATGGGTACCAATTTCAGCGTTCTCTTCATTTACATCTCCTGTTAAATTTCAGTCAAATAAATCGGGGCGTAGTTCTTTTGCTGTGACCAGTCCTTGCGTTGCCTTCTCGATCTTCTTTGCCAACTCTGCTGAGGGTCGCCGAGCTTTCCTAAGTAACAAACCCAACCATGTTGGGGTGATGCCGAGGTACTCAGCCATCTCTTTCTTTGCCCCGTAGGGTTCTTCCTCGAAGTATTTTTTTAGATTCATAGCACTCCTTTTCTAAAACTCTAACAAATAGTCTAACACAAAATTAGATTTGTGGTATAGTTCTTTCACGGCGTTTTGCCGGGTAAAGGTCAGTAAGACCGTTTTTCAAGGAGTAAGAAATGAGCTTTTTTGTTGAAGACAAAGGTGGCAACTTTGAGCGTTGCCCTCCCGGTATGCACTTAGCAAGGTGCTACCGAATCATGGACTTAGGCACACAGAAGTCAGAGTATATGGGTCAAACCAAGTACCTCCACAAAATTATGATTGGTTGGGAACTTCATGGTGTAGACGAAAGTGGCAAACCCCTCACAATGTTCGATGGACGCCCATTCGCCATCTTTAAAAACTATACGCTGAGTTGGTCTGAAAAAGCAAATCTTCGCCTTGACTTACAGTCGTGGCGCGGCAAGCCCTTCAGCCAAGAAGAGATGCGCAAGTTTGACTTGAAGAATGTTTTGGGTGCATGGTGCATGCTTAATGTGATCGAGCGCCAAGGCCAAAACGGCAACACCTACTCCAATGTGGACAGCGTGTCGCCAGTGCCCACCATCATCAAGCAAAACGGCCTGCCAAATCCGGTCAACAAGAACGAGATGTTCAATCTGCAGGAGCCTGACTGGGCACTGTTTGAAACATTCAGCGACAACCTGAAACAAAAGATCATCAACTCGCCTGAGTTTGAAAAGGTCAAGAAGGCCGTTGACTATCAGAAAGACGCAAACGCTGAGGCCAACTCACCGAAGCCTGCGTTCGACGAAGACGACGACATTCCTTTCTGAGGTGCAATATGGGAAAGTTTGGAATGGGCGTAATGCTCAAAATGTTGGGCGGCAATGCTGAGACTGTAGAGTCTTATCACAAGTCAATCGGCAAGACTATCAAACACATTGAATTGTCACCGCCCAAGGATGGTTCAGACAAGTGGGATGACGATGGTCAAGACACATTGAAGGTCACATTCGATGACGATTCAGTGATGACTATTTTTGATTACGGTCAGTCGTGTTGCGAGCATCGCTACATGCGAACCGATGACAAGTTCGAGGACTTTATTGGTGCAAAGCTTCTCAGCATGGAACTCAAGGAAGCGCCAACGACAACTGGCGAATATGGTGACGAGCACGAGGTGCAATTCCTCGAACTCATGACGAGCAAGGGTGCGCTGACAATGGCATCGCACAACGAGCACAACGGCTACTACGGTGGCTTTGCAATTGAAATTCGATACGAGGAAAAAGAATGACAACAATCATCGCAAGATCAGCAGAGAGTGTTCACTGGTATAAAGCCGAAGACGGCGCGCCCCAGTACACCGTAAAAGCAAAGGATGGTTCAGACCGTCCCACGACCCTTAGGGACGCGCGAAAGATGAACTTGGTACCTTCGGTCACCACTGTTCTGAAAATCGCCGCAAAGCCCGGTTTGGAGGTCTGGAAGCAAGAGCAAATGCTTCTCGCCGCCCTTACCCTGCCGCGCAAGCCTGAGGAGACTGAAAAGGACTTCATCGCCCGTATCGTTGCCGACTCGAAAGAAACAGGTAAACAGGCGGCTGAACTGGGTACACGCATTCACGAATCCATCGAGGCATGGTACGAAGGTGTGCGTGGTGATATCCATCACCGTGAGATCGCTGAGGCGTTTGAAGAGAAAGTTTTCATTCACTTTGGCACTCATCCACACCAACCATGGCTCACAGAGCGGTCTTTTTCAAGCCCTTTGGGGTATGGCGGTAAGATCGACTTGTATTGCAAACCAGATCAGCATGCGCCCACCGGCATCGTGCTTGACGCCAAGTCAAAAGACTTTGATGAGGACGACAAGATTGAGGCATACGATGAGCACCTGCTACAGCTTGCGGCCTATCGCCATGGTCTGGGACTGCCTCACGCCCGTTGCGCCAATGTCTTTGCATCACGCACTAAACCCGGTCTGATCAAGATTGTGGAATGGTCTGAGGAAGACTTGACGCGCGGGTGGGATATGTTCAAGTGCCTGTTGAAATACTGGCAACTTAAAAATCAATTTGGAGTATGAAATGCTAACGAAAAAAGAAGTCAACAAAATCTTTCACGAGGTTGAACTTGAAGACAACTACAACTTTCTCGAAGACGACCTGCATAAGCTTGCTAATGCTTTTGTGCGCGCCGCTCGTCCTGCCATCATGAAGGAGGAGCTCGCGACTTGTGCTGAGATTGTGGGCCACTTAAACCCCAATGTAGGAGCCAAGCTCCTTGAGGTGCGTGTGCCCGTTATCAAATCCTTGGAGGCCAAACCATGCGCGTAATCTTCAACTTCATTTTTGTAATGGCGTTGATTGTGTTGTTTGCCAATTATTTTGTTTGGTTTAAGTAAAAAACGCCCCCCACTAAAGGGGGGCAAAACACTGAGGGAGATGATCTCAGCGTGAAGGAATTACTTAAATGAATCTGGTAAATGGCTCGCGCCCCACTTTTTAATTTCGGGCCAATTTTCATAGACATCATGCGCAAGGACACCTGCGCCGGCTAAACCACCGGCAACGGCTGTCCCTGCCGCAATCTCAGGTGCTAATCCAATTGTCGCCGCCGCCGCAGGGGCAAACTGAGCAAGGCCACCTGCCGCACTAATGCCATGTTTAATGGCTCCTGTGGTGTCACCGTTTTGATAGGCGTCCACAGCTTGGTTGAACTCATAGGGAATCGCGGCGGCATTCAGTGGGCCTGCAACCTTCCTAAAGATGCGTCCACCCGTCTCCAAAATGTCTCCGAACTTTGAGCCCTTAGTTGCAATTTGCTCGGCTTTAGAAGCCTGTGCAGGGCTGATATCGGTGGTTTTGTTGTTCAAAGATGCAGTCTGTTGCGCAGACTTATTGGTGAGCCTTGCAAGCTCTTGCTGAGTCTGGTTTGCGCGCGCTTGAGCAAGCTCTAGGCGTTTGGTTGCGGCATCACGCTGAGGTTGAATCTTGATCTCAGCTTTACCCCTTGCGCTTGCCAGTTTTTCCTCGTCAGCAATACGCTTTGCCTCAGCTTCCTCAATTGCCGCAGTCTTACGCTCAATCTGGGCTTGCTGTGCCTTGGGGTCAAGGGCCAAGCCAGAATCTTTTTCAATCACTGTGCCGGGGGCAATTTCCTGAGTGCGCATAGAAGCCGACTCATTCGCAGGAATGACGACCTTCTGTGTGTGCGACATACTTGGAGAAGTTTTGTCAAACTCGCTAGGAACAAATTTGCCTTCATAGTTTTCAACTCCGGGGCCACCTTCGTGGCTGATGTTCAACTTCACAAGCTCTTTAGGTGGAGGCTCAGGCAGATCAGCCGGGTCAATGTTCTGATGCAGAGCTTCGTCGCTGTGCCAAAACTTGTGGCCTGCCTCAGCCTCAGCCAACTCCTGTGCGTTGGG